CCGGCATTATTCCTACTTCGCAGCAGGAAATGATCGCGCCTATTCGTAAGGGCCTTATCTGGGGCAAGGTGGGTATTACTATCCGTACCGGTTTGGCCGGTAAACTTCGCTGGCCTATCCACGGCAAGGCCGTAGCGTCTTTCGCTGACGAGGCCGAACGCCTTGTAGATAGCAAGATCGACTTTAGCAAACTGGAAATGAACGGATCCCGTCTGGGTATCGCTATTCCGGTTACTAAAGAGGAGCTGGAAGACAGCGAGGGTATCGTGGATAGCGTTGTTAAGTCCGAAGCGCCAGCCGCTATCGTGGACGTGATTAACGGCGCCCTTTTCTGCACCGACAAGAAGTACACTAAGGCAGACGGAACCCAGGCCGACCGTAAGGTGGTAGGTCCTTTTGTCAAGGCTGCCGAGACTGTAACCAACTTCGCCGGTGCGCTTCCTACCCGTAAGGAGCTTTTGAAGATGAAAGCTGCCGTATCAAGCAAAGTTAACCTGGTTGCACCGTGCTGGGTAATGACCGAGGCGATGAAAGCAGAGCTTTGCGACGTAAAAGTGGACGCCGGTAGCGGCCGTTTCCTTTGCGAAAACGATATGATCCTGGGCGTACCGGTATTCTGTACTTCCGAGATCGGCGAAGACTACATAGGCTTCGGAGACTGGAGCTACCAGGCTGCCGGCTTCTTTGGCCAGATGAACTTTATCGCGGATCCGTACACCCTGGCACGCCAGAACAGCGTAGATTTCGTCCTTAATACCCGCTTCGGTACTGTAACACTTCGCCAGGAAGCGTTTGCACTGGGCAAGGTAACTAAGGCGTAAGCGAGTATTAACGCACAAAGGTAAGGTTTAATTATGGCTACAGTGGATTTGGCATTGCTCAAAAAGCATGTACGGGCCGATGACTTCGATGATGACGATGTTTATCTGCAGCATCTTTTGGATACGGCAAAATCGTATGTTATCAGGACAACCAACCGCACAGAAGAGGAATTGACGAGGATGGGTGACGGATCTTTTCCTGATGAACTCATCCATGCAATTTTACTGATCTGCGGGCATTGGTACAATCAGCGCGAAAGTGTCAGTGGCACTCAGATGCATTCTGTACCGGATTCGCTGCAGGCTTTAATTAAACCTTTCAGAAAGTTGGCGAAATGATAGCCGGACGGATGAAATATAGACTTACGTTGTTAGAGCCGGTAAAGGCGACCAACGACTACGGCGAGGAAGCGATTTCTTACAAAGAAACCCGCACCGTACACGCGGAGAGGGTAAAACAGAGTGGCAATCGTAGCGAAGAGGTTGGCGAGCACTTTCCGGACTATCACACAGAGTTCAATATAAGGGATGCCCACCCGGTACAAGAAAATTGGAGGGTGCAGCAATTAGGCGGCTACCTATACACCGTTACGAACATCGTGCCGAATATTGACAGGGGATTTAAGACATTGATTTGTGAGCGTGTGAACGAGTAACCAGAACCCGATGAGACCAGAAGGATATACAGGCCGTGAGTGGCAGTATTTGCTGCGCCGGATGGACGGCAAGGAGATAAAGAAATTTTTGCGTAGGGCCATTCGAGTAGAGGCCAAGAAAGCTCAGAAAATAGCACAAAGCTATTTGGGCACAAGCGGTTTGCAAGTTCAAGGCAACACGAGTGATTGGAAGAAAGGGATTAGAATTTACATTTATAATCCCAGCAAGGCTACGGGATTCATGGTAACTGTCAAGGCGAGAGCAGCGAGAAAAACGGGCAAAGGTGAAAAATCAATGCACCAGAACCGTAAGGGATTTAAGAAGCCTGTTTTGATGTGGGCAGAAGAGGGTACACGATCCCGAAAGCGAAGCGGTAAGCGTGTGAGAGCCAACAACGCGCATAATACAGCCAGAGCACAAGGCCGAATAGGTGGGGCATGGCAGTATGTACGCAAAGGTGGCATTTCTACGGGTAAAATGCAGCCGTATGGTTTTCTGGAAAAGGCGACGCTTGAAATGTTTCAAACAGTCGAAGCAGGTTTGACCCCCGAAGTTGGCAAGGCCGTTGAGAACGTGGCAAAGAAGTGTGGATTTATGTAATCAAATGCAGCATCTATGACATCATTAAGTATTGGCAAGATAATTCGCAAACTCTTAACAGAGGATGCCGCGATTGAGGCTGCAGTAACAAAGGTTTTCCCAGTTGTTACCGATGATGCCAGATTGCCGTACATTGCATATCGGAGAGCCGGCATTGATCTAAAATCGTTTAAGAGTGGCAACGCCGACACCGTGACAGTCGAAGTGGCTTGTTTCACAAAAGACTATGAAAGTGGCGTTGAGCTAGCTGAAAGTGTGCGCAGTGTGTTGGATTGTAAGCAAGCAGAGATTGAGGGTTTGACAATGCGCAGTTGCACATTATCTGGCGGAGAAGAGGCGTATCAAGATGATGCCTATGTTCAAAAATTAGTATTTACAATAAAAGTTTAATCAATTATGTTACCAAATTCAGGCTACGTTAATGGTAGCGACATTCTGTTAAGTGTTGGTGGTAAGGTCGTCGGCCATTGTACCACCCACACCCTCACTTTCAACAGTGAGACCAAAGACCGTGCAGTTAAGCCCTTCGCAAACGCATCTTATGCGGCGGGATTGTGGAAGGGCAAAGGCGTCACGGGTCTGAGTATTTCAATCAGTGCCGAGGGTTTGCGTTTTTATGGCGAGGCTGAAAACGGATTTGATGAAATCTCCGCAAAATGGGGAGTTGGTCAGTCCGTACAGGTCAAGGCGTTTAAGCGTGAGGGCGATGCCGCCCCATACGTGCAGGGTCATTTCGTCATTGCATCCATTGAGGAAACCAGCCCCGCGCAAGACGATGCAACGTACACCGTCAGTCTGGAAAGCGACGGCGAACCCGACATTTACCCTGGTAAGGATGGGGCAGGTATTGACCTCAATTGCAAGAGCTTCAAGATTGCAATTGGCCAGGCAGTGACCCTCATGCCAGCCGTAATGCCAGCAGGTACAAGTGTTTCCTATTCGTCAAGCGCAAATGCAAAGGCTACGGTAAGCAACGCAGGACTTGTTACGGGTGTCGCTGCAGGTACAGCCGTAATCACGGCCCAGATTACCGTGGGCGGTAAGACGTACAAGGATACTTGCAACGTCACAGTTGTTGCATCCTAAACAAAGAGTAAACTATGAATAAAGTTGAAATTACAATTAATGGTGTAGCATACCCCTGTCGTACAACGATGGGGGCAATGCTACGCTTTAAGCGCGAAACAGGCAGAGAGGTAATGGATATTACCGAATGGGCGTTTAGCGATCTTTGCGCGTTCCTTTGGTGTTGTGTTTCGTCAGCCTCAAAAGCTGATGGAAAAAATTTCGATTTGTCGTTGATGGACTTTGCTGACAATATCATGCCTGATGAATTAGAGGCATGGGCGCAGTCTATCAAAGCAAAGCAAGAAGCAGAAAATAAAGATGCGGCGGCAGGCGAAAAAAAAAGTTTGGCATAAATGAATTATTGGGCTTTGCGTTGGGCTGCATACGGCTATCGTTTGACGATTTTTGCGGTTGTACCGTAGAAGAATTTGAGAGCATTTGCAAGGCGTATCACGAACAACGCGAAGCCAACATGAAAGACGGTTGGGAGCGTATGCGATTACTTGCGGCCTACACCATACAGCCACACGTTAAACGAAAGATAACGGCCAAAAAGTTATTGCCATTGCCGTGGGATAAGCTCGAACCACAGCATAAAAAAGGGCAGGAAGCACCACGGCCGCTATCGGCAGAGGAAAGCAAGGCGAGATTTGAAAAATTGATAGAAAGGATTAGTGGCGGCAGTTCCGAAGATAAGTAGAATTGTCAGGATTGCCCGCTACAAGGAGTATAACGGAAAAGGCGAAAAAGGCAATTAAGCCAGACCACGACAAATTATCGTAGAATCCTAAGAAGCAACTTGTAATAAAGACTGCAAAGGACACTACGAAAGTCAGTAGCGACACGGTAACCAATATGTTTTTTATTCTTTTCATGTTGCAACTATACGAAGATATTTTGAGATAAGCAAATAAATAAGCGTTAAAAATGGCAAAGGACGTAAAATTTAACATACGGTTGACAATTGACGGTAAAGAGCAAATCGTTACGGCATCCACAAACGTTAAGAAGTTTGCAGAAGAGTTGGAGATTGCCCGTACCCAATCCACCAAGCTCAGAGATGATTTGTTAAAGATTACACAAGTTGGCGCGTCCTTTCAGAATGTTATTACCGGTATTCAGCAACTTACCGGTATTATGCGCCCTTATGCAGCCGCCAACGCCGCCCAGATTGAAGCCGAGACGAAATTGGCTAATAATATGCGTAACACGATGGGCGCGAGGGACGAAGATATACAGAGTATCAAAGATCTTTGTGCCGCCCAGCAGCGGTTAGGCGTTATCGGCGACGAAGTGCAGCTGGCGGGAGCGCAGGAGTTAGCCACCTACCTTGAAAAGAAATCGAGTTTAGAAAAACTCATACCAGTAATGAATGACATGGTGGCACAGCAATATGGGCTAAACGCTACGCAGGAGAGTGCGGCCAATATCGCTACTATGCTGGGAAAGGTGATGGACGGGCAGACTGGCGCACTTTCACGATATGGCTAAAA